AAGATTATGTTGCAGATACTGAACCAAATATTACAATTACAAATGGTGTTACCACTGCAACAACATCTGGATTTTATAGTCGTAAGTTTAAAGATGTGGCTTTTTTTATTCCTAGAGAAGAAAGTAAAGATAAATTATTTGACGATTTAGAATTGACTGGTATTGATACAATGCCATCTGATATATTAGATACATCAGTAGAAGGTAGACAACAACTATTACATCACTTTGATATGGACACTTCAGCAAGAATTACTTTTTTATACAATGTAGAGGTTTGTTTTTTTAAAACTGAAACCTTATCAGAAACAGACCCTATTACTGGAGTGACAACAGAACACGAAATTAAACAACCGACTGAATGTGTGACATTTATGTTATCACACGATGTTGTAAATGATTTCTCTTTTGCACCAGCATATGTTAATAATTTTTTCGCACCTATAACTTAAATACTAAATACTAATAGGAGAATTATATGGGTGAATTTAGAGCACATTGTATTAAAGATAAAGATAGGATACATTCATCTTGTGGTGGACAAGGCACTGTTATGCGAGGAGCTAAAACAGTTGTTATAAACGGAAGAGGTGTAAGAAATGCAATAAGAGGAAGAAATTCTCACCACGCATCTTCACCTTTTCCTTTATGTCCTTTTCACGAGGGGTTTCCTAATATTTCAGATGTTTCACAAACTGTATTTGCAGAGGGTAGAGGTATATGTAGAGAATTAGATATGATATCAATAAGTTCAATTAGTAACCCTTGCACTCAAGCTTTAGCTTCAGAAGGCAATCTTACTGTATTTGTAGGTTAATAAAATATGGCAATAACATCTGGAAATTTATTATTTGATGCACAAATAAGTAACGAGAGACGAAGTAATCGTATCTTTAAGGATTTGAGTTTAAACTTTAATCAGAATCCAGTCACTAAAGATATTACTAAAGTTACAGATGTAGAGGCAATCAAAAGAAGTGTTAAAAATCTTATATCAATTAATCATTATGAAAAACCTTTTCATCCAGAGATAGGTTCTAATATTAGACAATCTTTATTTGAACCTTTAAATACATTAACCGCTGGAGTATTAACTCACAATATTACAAATGTTTTAGAAACACACGAACCAAGAATTTTATTACACAGAGTTGATTGTACACCAGACATAGAAAGAAATGCATATAATGTTAGATTAGATTTTTTTATTATCAACGCAACAACTGAACTAATATCATTTGAGTTTATACTAGAGAGAATAAGATAATGTCAAATAAAGAAAGATTAAGAATTACAGAATTAGACTTTGATGGCATCAAAAGTAATTTAAAAACATTCCTAAAAAATCAAACAGAATTTACAGACTATGACTTTGAAGGTTCTGGTATGAATGTCTTATTAGATGTTCTTGCATACAACACGCATTATCAAGCTATGAACGCAAATCTTATGGGTAATGAAATGTTTCTTGATACTGCACAACTTCGTTCTTCAGTTGTATCACACGCAAAATTATTAGGTTATAAAGTAAGAAGTTCACGAGCACCTAAAGCAATAATTAATGTAGAAATAAATGCAGTTACTGGTGTATCAACTGCAACTATACCTAAAGGATTTTCTTTTCAATCATCTATTGATAATGTTCCTTACTTCTTTGTTACAAATGATGCAGTCACAAAATCTAGAGAAAATAATGTATTAAGATTTGAAGGATTAGAAGTATTTGAAGGTACATTAATTACAACGAGATATACTGTTGATGCAGATAATATTGACCAAAGGTTTATTATACCAGATACAAAAGCAGATATATCAACTCTTAAAATAACTGTACAAAACTCATCTACTGATTCTACTACTCAAACATATACAGAATCTGCTGACATAGTTCAAGCAACATCTACCTCTAATATATACTTTGTACAAGAGGTTGAAGATGGACAACACGAAATATTATTTGGTGATGGTGTAATAGGTAAAAAATTATCTGATGGTAATATAGTTGTTTTAGAATATATTGTCACTAACGAAACTTTAGCTAATGGTGCAAGTAGTCTTACTGGTTCTTCACAGATTGCTGGTACTACTGCATATAGTGTTACAACAACTTCTGCTGCTTCTGGTGGTGCGACAAGAGAAACTATTGATAGTATTAAATTTAATGCACCTTTAGATTATTCTGCACAAAACAGAGCAGTTACAGTAAATGATTATAAAGTATTTGTTAGACAAGTGTTTCCAGATACTGCAGCTGTTTCAGTTTGGGGTGGTGAAGATAATGACCCACCAAAATATGGGGTAGTTTATATATCAATAAAAACTATTGACGGAAATACATTAACGACCTCTCAAAAAACTACAATACAAAATTCTTTAAAACCTTACAATATTGCATCTATTAGAACAGAAATAGTTGACCCAGAAATTATTCAGATTAGATTGACTACTAATTTTAAATATAATTCTACAATTACCACAAAAACAAATAATGATTTAATCGCATTAGTAACAACAACTCTGACAACTTATAGTGCAAATACTTTAGAAGAATTTAATTCACAGTTTAGATTTTCAGATTTACTTGGACAAATAGATGACACTGATAGTTCAATAAATTCAAATGTTACTACCATTCAAATATCTAAAAAAATAACTCCAACCCTTAACACTAATTCATCTTATGAAGTAAATTTTGGTAATTCAATATATAACCCTCACAGTGGTCACGAAGCTGTTGTATCGTCAACTGGATTTAAAATAAGTGGTAATGATAACGAACTTTTCATTGATGACAATGATGGTGCATTAAGAACTTATTATTTTGTTGGTACAACAAAGACTATTGTAGATGCAAACTTCGGTACTGTTGATTATATTGCTGGTAAAGTATCTATACCTAGTGCAAACATAACAAGTATATCTAATGTAGATGGTGCAACATCTACACAAATTAGAATTGTTGCAGTTCCATCATCTCCAGATATCATTCCTTTGAGAAATAATATATTAGAAATAGATTTACCTAATTCAACTGTCACTGGAAAGGTAGATACTGCAACCTCAAGTTCTGGTTCATCTGTTGCGACAACATCAGCTGCTGTTACAACTGCTGATACTTCTACATCTTATATTTCTACTGGAACTAGTTCTTCAAGTGGTTACTAATGTCTTCTACATTTGACAAAAAAATCTCACCCTTATTGCAAGAATTTGTTCCAGAGTTCTTAAAATCTGACCATCCAAAATTTGTAAAATTTTTAAAAGATTATTATAGGTATCTTGAGTGTGGACAACTTACAATATCTGGTGAAGTAAATTATGTATTACAAGAAACAACCTCTACAAATTATATTCTAAATGAAAAAGGTGATGAGAATGTTGTACTAGAAGATTCTGTTGCAAAGTTTACGGTTGGTGAAACAATTAAGGGTTTAACATCAAATGCGACTGCAACAGTTCTGATTGATGATTTTGATGATAATCAAGTATTATATATTACTTCACAAAATAAATTTGAAACCAATGAAGAGATTCAAGGTTTAACATCTAATGCACGAGCTACTATTACACAATTTCGTGCAAACCCAATACAAAACATTCAACAACTTTTAGATTATGCAGATGTAGATAATACAATATATGATTTTTTAAGTAAATTTAGAGATTCATTTTTAGAGGGTATTAGTGAAACTGTTGCAAGTGGTGTATCAAAAAGACAACTAATTAAAACTATCAAAGATTTGTATACTTCTAAAGGTACTATTGATGGACACAAATATTTCTTTAGATTACTATTTGATGAAGAAGCTGAAATAGTATTCCCTAGAGATAATATGTTGAGAGTTTCAGATGGTTTCTGGGACACAGAAATTGTTATGAAAGTTATAGAGACTGGTACATCAGACTTTGGTAATCTTTCAAATAAAGTAATAACTGGTAGAAACTCTGGTGCAACAGCAAGAGTTACAACAGTAACTAAATTTACAGAAGGTGGTAATGCATTTGCACAATTAAGAATCGCAGATAATTCTATTACTGGAACATTTCAAATAGGTGAAACTGTTTTTGGAACAGACCCTAATAATGATTTTGATATTTTTGCAGTGGTACAAGAAATTGTTTCTGGTGTTAATATTAGTAGGTCTGGTCAGTATTATCAAATCAATGACCCAGTAACTGTCATAGGTGGTGATGGTTTTGCAGAGATGGTTGTTGCAGATGTATCAAAAGGTAAAATAGATGAAATTATAATTGACAATTCTGGTACTGGTTATACAAATGGAGCTCAACTACAATTTGATAATAGTGATACAGATGGAACTGGTGCAGAAGCAAATGTTGATGTTGTTGGTGGTTCAATACAATTAGAAAATGCAACATCTGGTGATAACATTATTACTGATGAAAGAGAAAGTATAGTAGTTGATGATGTCGGTGATATAGAACAAGAAGATGCAACCTTTGAAAATATTAATATAGTTTTAAATAGAAGTGCTACTCCTCATGTTGATGCTGGTGATAATATAATTATTGAAACACCAGTTGACCCAGACAACTTTATTACAAATCATATTCAAATAGAAGACGACTCTGATGGTGTTACCAATATAGTTTTTGATAGAACAGATGCAACTGGGTCAGATGCAAATTCAAAAATACTTACAGAAGATTCTGTTGTTACAAGTGCGATACAAACTGGTGTATTAGTTGGTCAAGAAACTCATACATCTGAAAGATTTAGACAATCACTACCAGTAGATAACGATAACGATTTTATATTAGAAGATGAATTAGGAAACTTTAGATTATTGAGAGAAGAATCTGAACCAGAGTTCTTAATATTAGAACAAGATGCAACTGTTGACCATATTGTTCTTGATGGTACTAATGCAAATAGTGATGACGAAAATGATAACATAGTTCAAGAGAGTGATGGTGCTTCTAGAATCACTATGGAAATATCAGATAGTGATGATGTATTATTATTTGAAAACGAACAGTTTACTCAACTAGAAACTGCAACATTACCAACACAAGAACAAGGTGAGATTACAAGAATAAGAATTACAAATGAAGGTAATGGTTATACAAAACTACCAACCATAACTGTATCTGGTGGTACTGATGCAAAACTACTTGCAAAATCAACATCTGGTGTAGGTGGTGTAACAGAAGTCGGTATTAGAAATTTTGGTTCTGGTTATAAAAATGATACAGTTTATCACATATTAGAAGATGCGACTGTTACTGGTGAGGCTATATCTGGTCAAAAAATATTATTAGAGAATGAGGGTGAAGGTGATGCAATCTTAAACGAAGAAACAGTTAGAGATAGTGTTAGATTTAATAAAACTGTTTTAGTAAAAGATATCATTGGAACATTTGTTGCAACAGAAGGATTAACATCATCTCAAGGCACTATTGTATCTTTTGATAGTGGAAAACAAACTGTAAAAATAAACTCAACGCACACACCAGAAGAGGGTGATTTAATTACAACTGGTACTGCAAGTGCAATAGTTATTCAATGTTTGACTGCTGATGGTGAGTTAACAACTGGTGCAACTGGTAGAACAACTGGTAATTTCATAGGTTCAAAAGGTTTTGTATCTGAAGATACTATGAGAATACAAGATTCATATTATTATCAAGATTTTTCATATGTCGTAAAAATAGGTGAATCAATCAACGAGTGGCGTGATAGTATTAGAACTGCAACACATCCTGCTGGGTTCGCAGTATTCGGACAAGTTACTATTGCATCATTAGTCAATGCACAACTTACAATACCTACTGGTTCTGAAATTTCTGGATATGTGGGTGATACCGAAACATTCTCTCCAGAACTTGCATCTACATTTACAACTCTATTCACAACTGTATTTGGTCGTAGGTTAGGAACAATATCTGACGGAACAACTTTAAATCCAAATCCAGCTATTGGTTATCAAGAAAACACTAGTGGTGGTGGAACAGTATTACCATCTGATAAAAGAGAAGTAACATTATCAAGTTCTGTTTCTATTACTATGGGTGGTTCAACATCATCATCATTTTCACCTTTCTTAGTTAACCTTGCGAAATATGGATTTATGCAAGAGGGATTTCTAAGTGATGATGAAAATGTAGATACATACTTTACCATTGACCAATTCAAAGATGTTAAAATAAATGAAGTATCTGTTACTGGTGGATTTAGTGATACTGATGAAGAGAACTTTGATTCTACAACAAGGTTTTTTGATGAAAGTAGAAACTTTATACCAAACTCTGCATTTACTACAAGAATTAATGTACCACCAAGAGGTGAGTTAAGAATTACTAAAACTGGAATGTTCCAAACATTTGATATGGACTTTAGAACATTTGATGATATTAGACAAACATTTGATGAAGACAATGCTGGTGGTAAGACAATAGATACATTGGGTCAAGAGTTCTTAGACTTCTCTGAGACACACAAAACATTTGACTCAAATAGTGTCAAGTTTGATGTAGGTTTTGCTGGATTAACTAATCCATTAGACTTCTCACAAACATTATACAAATTTGATGATACACTAGGTGGTGATTATGCAAGATTTGATGCAGACTTTAGTTTCTCACAAACTGCAAACATAACAACCACATTTGATGCAAGTGCATATAGATTTGATGCAACTTTATCAGATATGGGATTAACTTTTGATAATACTGCAACTTAACCTTTATAAATAAAAGTAGAAAATAGGAGATATAGGAATGGCATATCAATCTATCGGACTTGGAAGTTCAGCGAATGATGGGACGGGCGATACCCTTCGTGCTGGAGGTGACAAGGTAAACGATAACTTTGTGGAACTGTACACATTATTAGGTACTGGTTCTGCTTTAACTTCTGGGATTAGTTCAACTGCAACCGTAGTTACATTAACAGCCCCAGTAATCGCTACAAGTTTAGACCTTAATGGTTCTGAATTAATATTAGATGTTGATGCAGATACTTCAATCACTGCTGATTCAGATGATACAATAGATTTCAAAATAGGTGGTGCTGATATATTTCAGATGACTGCAACTAAACTTGACCTTAATGGTAAAGAATTAGTTTTAGATGCAGACGCTGATACATCTATCACTGCTGATGTAGATGATACTATTAATATTAAAATTGCTGGTAATGATAGAATAGATTTATCAACTGGTTTAGTATCAATTAAAAATGATGGTTCAAAATCACAAGTAAGATTGTATTGTGAAAGTTCAAATGCACATTATGTTGCAATAGAATCTCCAGCTCATGCTGTTTATGCTGGTAACATTACAGTTACTTTACCGAACAAAACATCAACACTTCAAGGTTCATCAACTGAAACTATCACTGGTGCTGGTGGTACAAATGCATTAGATGATGATATTGAAGTATCACTTTTAAATACAGCTAGTGGTACTGCATCACTAACTCTTTCTGCTGGTCGTTTTGTTGGACAAAGAAAAATAATCATTATGACTGTTGCTGGTAACAATGCAACAATGACACAATCAAATGGTAACTTAAATTCTACCAATGTTTCAACAAGTATTTTATTTAATGCGATTGGTGAAAGTGTAATATTAATTTACAATGGTACAAACTGGAATGTAGTTTCAGTAAATGGTGCAACCATATCATAGGATAAATTATGGCTGTCTTTCAACTTCCAACTGATGGTATCGCAGATGGTGCTATCACGACTGCAAAAATTAATGCATCAGTAAGTCTTGGTGCATCTGTTAATATTATTCTTAACGGAACAGATGGTGGAGGTTCTAATGCTGGTGATAATTTAATTCTTGATGGAACAGATAACTCAAGTTCTAATGCTGGTGATAAAGTTCAATATAATGATGTCCTAGATGCAAATGCCATTCCCCAATCTTTTGGACAATCAGCACAGTTTAGAGCAAATACTAAATTTTTAAATGAAACACTTACAATTCCTCAAGGAGTCAATGCAGTTGCAGTTGGGCCTCTCACGGTTACTTCTGGTAATACATTGACAATAGAGGGAGATGTTGTTATACTTTAGGTAGATTTTATGGGTACATTAAAAGTAGATAATATACAAAAAGAAGACGGAACTGCTATTCTTACTGATGGTGTTTTTAGTTCAAGTGTTAGTGGAGCAGGAATAGTTCTACAACAAATAACAGTTGCAGTTGCAAAAGCAACTTTTACTTCTGCAATACCAGACGATGATACAACTCCCACAGTTTCAGAAGGAACAGAAATTTACTCACAAGCAATAACACCGAGTTCTACTTCAAATAAAATTTTTATAACTGGTTCTATTGAGGGTTCAAGTTCTGCTGCTAATGGGTGGGGAATAGCTGTTTTTAGAGGAAGCACTTGTATATTAACTGTACACGATAGTAATGCTGAAGGTGGTGGTCAGCCTGACCAATGTAATATCAATGTTTTAGATTCACCTAGTTCAACATCAGCAGTAACATATTCAATTAGAGCTGGTTGTATGGCAGGGTCTTCAGCAATTTATGTACAAAGAAGAAGTTCAGAAAAATATAATGGAACAATGGCTTTAAATTCTGTAACTCTTCAAGAGATAAAAGGTTAATAATATGAACATAGCAAAATTATTAGAATACTATTGGCCTGGTTGTTTATGGGAGTTAGTGGGTAATGACCAAACTGATTATAAAAATTTAACTTGGTTAGACAAATCAACAACGAAACCAACAGAATCAGAATTATTAGCAAAAAAAGATGAGGGTGAACTTCGTGAAGCATTAGATGAAATAAGACCAATAAGAAATAGACTTTTAAGAGAATGTGATTGGACACAAATGCCAGACATAAGTGACTCTAGAATGGATAGTACAACTAAAGGTAAATGGCAAGTGTATAGAGAAGAACTGAGAGATTTAACAAAAGGATTAGATACTGTTGACAAAGTAAAAAAAGTTACTTGGCCAACTGAACCAAGTTAGGAAAATAAATGGGAACATTAAAAGTAAATAACTTACAAAAAAGAGATGGTACTGCACTTATCACAGACGGAGCTGCAACATCAAATTTACTAAGTGAAACAGCATTAAGAACTGCTGGTGTTGGTATGGTTAAACTATCACATTCAGATTTCTCTAGTTCATCTAGTTTAGAGTTTGGTGACACATTAATTACTGATACTTATCTTACTTATTTAATTGAAACTAAATTAATATTTTCTGCAAATGCTGGATTGCAATTTCAAATAAGTCCAGACAATGGTACAACAAATAGTTATAGTGCAACTTTTTCATATGAGTATTCAAGAAACGATTCATCATCAGAAGGTGGTAATAAGTCAGCTGCATCAAACTATATGACCACTGGTTGGAGTCCAGGCAATCAAACTGGTGATGTTCTTGTAATGTCTATTAGATTACAAAACTTTAGAGAAACAACTGGGTATAAATGGATAAAAGTTGAGTCAAATATGAATGCTCAAGGTTCTGATTATACTTGGGATGGTGGTGGTATGATAAATTTAGAGACAAAACAAAATCATTTTAAAATATATCCAGCATCTGGAACAATGACTGGATATGCAACTTTATACGGAATGGTAAAATAAAATGGGAACATTAACAGTAGACAAT